GCAGTTTTTATTTATTCAAAAAAAAAAAAGAGTATTCATCTAAGAATACCCTTTTAATAATGAAAAAAAAAAAAGAAAAAATATGCGTTAGGGTCTATTTTAGTGGTACTTATGTTAGATGTTACAACAGTAGATGTAACAAAATAAGCAGGGTCTTTTTCCGTACCTTCTAAAGTAAGAGTAAAACCACTTAAATCTCCCATTGCAGCACCGCTAACAATTGTTCCACCAGTTGTTTCAGCACCATTTTTTAAACCTACTAAAAAGAAATTACCATTGTAGTCCTCAACAGCAACGTGAGGTCTTGCAGTTGCTAAAATTTTTATCTCCTCTTGTGTCGATTTATCTAATATAGGTAAAGTTAAATTCAATGTTTGAGTGTAAAAAGTAGTTCCATTCTCTCTTGAACTATTTATTGTGGTTTCTAAAGTAGAATTCCCTTTTATATCGTATTGGAAAAAAGTAGGAGTTCCAGATATTGCTGTAATTTCTCCAGAAGCTATTGTAGAATCCCCTAAAGTGCCATAGTCAGCGAAGTAAACTGCTTTTAAGCCACCCACAGAACTTTTACAACCTAAGTTCCTACCAGATGTAAGTAAACAAGCCATGTATATATATGTTTTAAAATTATTAAAAAAGGGCAAGTAGATAAACTACCTACCCTTGTACTATTATAAACTGAAATCTTATTAGATTCCGTAAGTAACGATATCTTCAACCACTGCATATTGAACCGCCGCAGTATATCTCATAATGAATCTAACATTTTTAGACCCATCAATATCAGCCATATCTATTACTTTAACTTCGTTTTGGTCTGCTAAAAGTCCAGTTCCGAAGAATAAGTTAGATTTTTCAGCAGCTACCATTTTATGGTCTGCTAATCCGTTAGCGACAACCACTTTTACACCATCAAAATATTGAATGTTTATATCTTGGTTGTTCCCTTGTGCCATAAATCCGTTAGCACCTTCTCCGTTAGCTTGGAATCCGCCTAACGCTCTTTTGTATGCTCTCCATACGTTTTGAGAAACATAAATGTATAAGTCGTCGTTTCCGTATAAAGTTGAAGGGATTGCATCTATTACTTCGCCTAATTTTTCAACTACGTTTGAAGCTGTTACGTTTGCAGCAGCAATTTTTTGTGCGGCAGGTAAATTACCATCAGCAGCTAATAAAGTTGCAAAACCATCAAACGCTCCTGCTCCTGCTGTTCCACTCCAAATGTCCTGCTCTGTTTTTTGAGCAACTTTAGCAGAAACTAATCCGATAAAGTAATCCGAGAAATTTTTAGGCAGATTGTCGTGTGCTGAATAACCCATAGATGCAGCCTCCCAATCAGAAGCGAAAGGAGTTTTACATAATTCAAGATTTACTTGTAATTCTTTTGGTTCGATAATTCGTTCAGTCAATGTAACTGTTGAAGTATCTGCAAAATCACAAGATGCGTTTGCTGTGATTCCATCTAAAGCAACCCTTTTTAATACTTCTTTGTATTTAATGTTTGGTTTAACCTCGATTAATCCGTTTGCAATTGTGTTACCACTTAAAAGAGCGGCAGAAACGTATTTCCCTGCAAATTCCCCTGCGTAAGTAGTAGTAATGTTTGTTGTTGTAGCCATTTTTATTAATTGTTTATTGTTTTAAAAATTGTGTTTAATATTGATTGTTTACTTTTTTGAGAATAAAGGTGTAATTCTTTCTGGTCAGAAACTCTTTCTGGATTGTGTGAAATTCCTTCAACTTCTGGTTCAGCAGATAATTCTACTTTTTCTTCTAAGACTTCTTCTTCAACCACTTCTGTTTTAGATAATTTAAGTTCGTTGATTTCGTTTCTTAGTTTTTCTATTTCAGAAAAAAATGTTTCTTCGCTAATTGATTTAACTACTTTTTTAGGATTAATAGTTTCTTCTTTTAATTCTTCTTCTTCTGCAACTGGTTCTTCTTCTGCAACTGGTTCTTCTGATTCAGCTTCTTTTATTTCAGCAATAATCCCTTCTTCTGCAACTACAATAATTTTACCATCTGCTTCATATTCTCCAACAGGCACGGCAACTCTTTCTTCGTCTGCAACGACAAATATTTCTGCTCCTGCTTCAAATACTTCTGCTTCAAAAATAGCACCATTATCAAGTGTCATTTGTTCAAACTTTACCTCTATCCCTAATAAAGTGCGAACCTTGTTTAATGTTTCTTTTGTATTCATAATTATATAATAAAATTTAGTTATTATTTTGTATTTTGGTTTTTAATTATAATTTAAAACCCTTTGTTTTTGTAATGGCTTTTTTAAAAGAATCTTCATAAGATGAAACCTCTTGAACCGCTTTAGTCATATTTTTATAAACAGTAGTTTCTTTTATATCTACTCCAATAGATTTAGCTTGTTTTCCAACCCTACTTATTTCAGAATTTAACTCCGAAGAAAGTTTTAATAATTTTCTTTCTCCATCCTCTATTTTATCTCTTAAATTCATTAAATCTTTTTGAGCAAGATTTCTTGCATCTAAATAAATAGATTGTGCCTTTTGTGAAAATTTTTTAAATTCAGTAGCTAATTCAACTTTTTCAATAGATAGTTCTGTTTTATCTTCTTTAAAAAGTTGTTTAAATACTTCTTTTTGTGTGTTCATGTATTTTGGTTGTTAATTATATTGAAGATAAATCACTAATTAAAGATTGAGCTTTTTTTAAAGCTTCTCTGGCTTTTGAATCGGTTTTTTTTATAGAGTTTATTTCATCCGATAAACTAATACCTAAATCTTTTTCAGCATTTTTCATTTTAACTAAAACTTTATCTAACTCTTTTATACCTTTGGCTATTTCATTAGTAGCTGAATTAACTTTTGATTTAGCATCTGTTTTAAAATAGTTTAGTGCTTCTGTAACACCCAACTCAACCTTTTGCGTTGCTAACTCAACTTTATCTTCTTTAAAAAGTTGTTTAAATACTTCTTTTTGTGTGTTCATGTATTTTGGTTAAAATGATTTAAGTTTACTATCTAATTTTTTATCTTCATTAATTCTTTATATTGATGAAATAAACTTTTTTATAGTAGATAAAACTTGTTTATACTCTTTTGCATCATTAATCGCTATTTTTGCTGATTTGTATTCTGATACGTTATTAACATCAATACCTATTTCTTTTGCTGATTTTTCAAAGTTTGAAATAATTGAAGGCATTTTTTCAGCACTTTTTAAAGCACTTTCTATTTTACTTTCTGCCTTTCTTGCATCGCTTAAAAGACTTTTTATTATTCCGTTAGCATTATCTGTTTCTTTAAAGTAAACATTTGATTGTTTACCTAAATCGTCAATCAAAGCCAACTCAACTTTCTGCGTTGCTAACTCAATTTTATCCTCTTTAAAAAGTTGTTTAAAAACTTCTTTTTGCGTGTTCATATATATATAATAGTATTATGTTAATATTTTGTATTTTCAGATTAATTTTTTTTATATATTTGTGTTTTATAATTCTTAGGGTTTTAATTTTTAGGCGGATTTTGGGAGGAAGTTCGCCTTATTTTAATCTTCTGATGTTTGATTAATAGAACCAATCCCCTGTTTCCAATATTCTGGTGCATCACAATCTTTGTTTTGATTATTTTTACATTCAATTGAATATGTATTCTTACATTTACAATATACCGCCCTCATTATGCTAAAAGTTTTTTAAGTTCTTCAATTAATGATAAATCGCTTGGTCTTTCCATCTTATCTGCAAAATATCCCTCAATAGAAAATCCTTTTACTTTTCCAGTCTTAACGTAATTATTCCATATCTCATCATTTTCTACTTTTACAGAACCCATCCAAGTTCCTACTGGTACATCTAAACCGTATAAAGCAGTTTTATCTTTTTCTTTGTCCTCTACAATCCAAGATTCAACAAGTGTTAAACCCTTTAAATTAGCATCGTGTTCTAATGTTGAATTAGATTGATTGCCATTCTGTAAATACATTTGTGAAGCCTTTAATACAGTATCAGCAGAAAAAAATACATAATACTCATCTTCTCCGTTACGTCTGTAAATAGGTTTTTTTGGTATTAATAAAGCACCCATTAATAAACGTTTCTCTTTGCTTATTTCAGCAAGTTTTATTTCTTGATTGTTTAAAGCAATAAAGTCAGATTCAATGGCAGGATTTTCTACAACGCTAATTGCCTCAACTCCGATTGCTTCTTCTTCTTCGTTTAATATTAGTTCAATTATCTTCATATATATATAATGCTTTTTATTACTTAATTTGTATTTTCACTCTTAAATACTTGCTCCATCTACGATATTTCTATCCATACTTTGAGCAGTTGTTACATCATTTGAAACTACATAAGCTTTTACTGGTTCTTTTGATTGTCCACCGATTGCTTCTGCCAATTGGTTTGTATCACTTGCACCTACTACGTTAAATGCAGGAGGTAATGAAGGAGCGGTAGGAGTAGATACACTTGCACCACCGCCAGTATTAGTTGCAAAAGAAGGTGTAGGGGGTTCTTTCGATGAAGTAATTTGTTTAACGTTTGCCAAACCAGATACTATAATTCCTGCGGCGGCAACTGCTCCCCAGATACCACCCTGTGCAAGAGCCTTATTTGCACCAGTGTATGTATCTCTTATAGATTGTGTAATTGCTAAAGCTTTGCCAAATTTGCTGTTTTGACCTAAAACACCTGCAATAGCACCGAGAGAATCTAAAGCAATTTTTTCTTTTGCTTTACCAATCTGTTTGTCTATTTGTGTTTGTTTTTGTCCGTTTACTTGTTGAAATTGCAATAGTTCATTTTGAGCATCTTGAAAGGCTTGTGTACCTACCTTGTAGCTGTTCATCTTTTCAGTAAGCCTATTTTCTTCTATAACTTTTTCTTGCTCTGCTACATCTTTTAAAGCCTGTAACCTTAAATATTCGTTTTCTATTTGTTCAGCATTAAAGGTAGCATCGTTTATAGCACGTTCTGCTTCTGCATCGCTTATACTTTGTTCAAGTTCTAATTTTTCTCTATTTAGTGCAAGGTCATTTGATAGCTGCTCACTTCTAAATCCTGCTATTTGTGCTAATACCGCTTCTTTTTCTTGTTGTGCTTCAAGTAAACGTATAGTGTTCTCTTGGTTTTTGTTTTTAGCAAACTCCGCTTGTGCTGATGCAATTTGCAATTCAACTTGCTTAAGCATTGCTTTCTCTTGCTCATCTAAAGTTTCCTTTAACTTATTGTTAGCCACTATTCGTTCTTCTATTGTGTTTCGTTCTTCATCCCTTACTTGACGTAACTTTTCAGCTTGTAAATCAAAACTTTCAACAATACCCTGTTGTTTTACTGCGGCTAATTCAGCAGACTTCGCTAACTCTACATTGCTCTTGGCAGCTTTAACAGTTTGTTTTACATAATCAGAAGTTGCTGATGCAACTTTTTTAACGACTTCTACACCTTTATCAAAAGAATCGTTTACGCCTGTTAAAACATCTAAACTCTCTTTTCCTGCGTTTTTAACATCTTCTAATGCACCTGCAAAATCTCCGCTAAATACCTTTTTTACTGCACTTGCTAAAAATCCAAGAGTGTCTAAATAGCTTTCAAACCTTTCTTGTATATTTCTTTTAAAAGCATCAGCAAAATCCATTAAAGATTTTTTAGGATTTTCAAATATTGATTTAAAGAAATCAGTTACTACACTTGTATTATCTATTACAAAATTTACAAAGTCATTAAACATTATTGAAACAGTTTCAAAAGAAGTGCTAAATAAATCTGCTACCTTTTGGTTACTCTCAAACACTTCTTTTAAAGTACCAAGAGCAGATATAAGTAATCCAATACCAATGGCTTTAAGCGTTGTTCCGATTGCCTTAATGCCTTTTGATACATTCTTAGAAGCACTTTCAACTCCTTTTAAAGATTTTTCAGTTTGCTTATTACCTTTCGTAACTTCATTGTTTAAATCTTTAACACTGTCAGCAACCTTATCAATTCCTTTTAATGCCTTATCTGTTTTAGCTTCTAAATCAATTATTATTTTTTCCATTCTAATTATTTTTTTGTCTTTTAAATACTTCTTTAAAACTGTCTGGAAATTTATTTTTCCCTTTTGCTAATTGCACTATTTCTGATTTGCAATCTGTATCTTTTAATAAATCTAGTATTTGTTCTATCATAAATCATTCAGTAATTCAATTTCAGATTTACCATTTTTTAAATTAGTTTTTATTGAGTTTATTTTGTAACTATTTCCACCTATTACAAACCTATCTGCTAACGTATAATTAAGTAATATTCTTAAAGGTAAATAAGCACTTACT